CTTTATAGCCAGGGTACCTCACATCTCGCGGCACAACAGGTAAGCCATATCCAAAGATCTCCCCTTCATCTCCTTCAGCCCAGTAATGATTTCTGTAAAGACACAGGTCAGCGTTAGGATCAGGCGACACCACTTCATCCACCATTCCCCGATGCACCCAAGACAACATCAAGGGCTGAGGCCCTTGATGTGTCCAGGTACACGGTAAGTTCATGTGGTTCCAAGGTTCCAAACCTTCGGGTAATACTGTTGGAACCTTGTCTTTTATAGGATGGTGTGGAGGCGTTACCGGCGGCGCCGCAGGATCAGAAGACGCCGGCGCAGGCTGCGCCGGCGGATCAAACCCTGGTACCGCCGGACTTTGATCCCAAGGCGCCGTACCGGCGCCTACTACCTAGAAAAGTTTTCCAAAACAGGCCCCATCACCATCACAACACTCGCCAACAAGCTCGTGGTCTCTGGAGCCGTCTACTGGACACTCGCAGAGTTCATGACCGACTCCCCCCGCTACGACTACTACAAAGTCCGCTTCGCATCCTGGTCAGTTGTCCCCAGCACCCCAGTCTTCGCCTGGACAAACTGGGGAAAAGCGACCACCTGCATTGACTACGACGACCACGACATCACCCAATACCCCAACCACTTGGCCTTCACGGCCAATGCCACCTGCCGCTGGTGGCGCCCCCAAAGGGGGACGCGCCGCTTCATCAGACCTAAACCCGTCATGACAGATAGCAACGCCAATTGGTGGACCCCCAGGTCCCCCTGGATGAACTCCACCAACAATGCATTGAAATGGCTGGGGCTGAAATACTCCATAGCAAGCCCCCAGCCAGGGTCTTACTACTTCATGCAAACCAAGACCATCTGGGTCCTCTGGAAGAATGTCCTCTGACGAGGACATATTTCCAGAGTTAGGCTTACTAAAACAAACTCCGACGAGGGCACCGCCCCAAGTGACAAGCCGGCTGAGAAACCTAACTGACGTCGCCGGTTTCTAACCCCCGCGCCCGAAATTCTTCGGGTCCCCGCGGCGTTCTATGCACCCACCCACCCCAGCTGGACAAGCCAGCTTCCCAATCCACGACTGTACCATGCCAATTCCATAATAAAGGCCAAACACAATCCACTGCTGTAGCATGCTTCTTTATTGATTAGTAATTTATTTCATAGGCTGGCGCCCCCTCCCTCACCTCCCCATCCTCCACCACCAGGTACTCATTCACCCTTCTAAAGAAGGCCTCAATCGACCCCTTTATATTCTCCTTATCATACCACTCCTCAGGCGGCTTATTGCTTGTGAAGTATATGGCTCTCGCCACAAACTCCACAAAGGCCCCCTTCACCGGCACCTTCAAGGGATACCTATCACAAACCCTTAACAATTCATCAAAGGTCACCCAGCCATAAAAATCATCAAACACCACCACCTCCTGTTGGATGTAACCATCCCACCAGGGCCCACGTGGCTTCCAATACACCTGCTTCCCCTCCACCTCCCTATTGACATAGCGAGTCTTGCCCACCCCCGGGCGGCCAATCAACACCGTCACGTGAGTCTTCCAAGACCGCTGCCCCACCAGGCCAGCTGTCATCACATAGTCCTTTAAGCCACGCCCATGCCGGATGTACACCTCCGGGTACATCTGCGCGACCGCGCGCAGATCTCCATTATTCTGCTGCAGCGTCGCCACTGCCTCCGTCAGAGTCGAGCTCTTCCCCCGGGACGAGGGAACTCCAATCTCCAGGTAAGCTCCCTGTTTCCGACAATACTTCTGATTCTCCACATCCGTACCCCTCGCACTCTCCACATGGGCACGCGTAAAGCCGGGTAGAGATTTCAGCGCGCTGAGCCTTAGCTTCTTCTTGAAGTTGACAAACCCTTGCAAGTGCGGGGTACCGCTTTCGCCAACCTCTTTGCCGATAATAAGGTATTTCGCTAAGCTTCTGCACGTAGACTCTATTAAGCCATATTCCTCTTCGGTCCAGTTGTTGAGAGTAAAGCACCATCTGTAAGCCGGTGCTAAACGACGCCTCCCTCCCGATCCTCCGGATCGCGGTGTAGACAT